TGGCGGAATAAACGAATCGTGCAGAGCGGGTGCCAGCACCTCGATGGTGCCCAGTACATCCACAAGCCTCAGCACGGATGCATTAGGGGTGCGCTCACCCGTCACCCACTTGTGGAAGGTGTAGAGGGGTACGCCGAGATAGGCTGCGGCTCGGGGTTCGTCGAGGGACAAGCGGGTCATCAGGGCTGCGAATTCGGGCCGTGGAGCGGGTTTGATAGGGGTAGACATAGTAGGGTTCCAATGGGTCAAAAAATCCCGCTAGGGGCTGCCTAGCGGGTGGGGGTGGGAGGGGTGGGGTTTAGAGGTCTAGCAGCTTTTCAATCACTGCGACTGCAATGGGCACGGCCACTGCGACAAGTAAGACGGTCACCATTTGGTGCGAGCCTCCTGCCTGCCCTGTTCGATCAATCGACGGGCTTCCGATTGATCCTCTGGGGTTTCACTCATGAGCATTGCGCGAATGTGCTGGGCTTCGGCCCGAGAGCGGTCTAAGCTGGGCGCGGATTCATACTTGAACCCGGCCCGGATGTAATCGGCTTCGGTGTGGTTCATGACAGTCGCGCCAACTCGGCCCGTAGCTCTGCTACTTCGGCTTCTAACTCAGCGATGCGGGCGAACAGGGCCGCAGTGCCCGTGAATCCTTCGGCGTATGCGATGCGCTCTGCCTCATCAGCGGGTAGGGTTTGTAGGTCAATCATTCTTCAGTCTCCTCTTCTTCAGTCTCCTCTTCTTCTTCGAATTGCTCTTTTAATTCCCACCACATAATTTCATTCGTACAAAGAAAATCCCGCATGAAATCGGGCATGGCATCGGTGGCCTCTTCGATGGCCTCCTTCGCGGCATCGACATCGGCGATGCTCTCAGGGTTAAACCAGACATTGACGAGCCAAGTGGCTCGATTCGTCCAACCGTTATAGGTATGGTTGCTCATAGTGGGCTCCAGTGGGTTTACAGTTACGGGTTACAGGGTATTGATGGTGTAGTGGGCATGGCGCACATCGTGAAACTCTTCGATAAATGCACAAGTGGCACCGCTCTCGCTGTCCCATCGTTGGAAATCACTGTACTTGTCTACGCAATGCCATGACAGGCCGGAGTAGCGCCCAACTTTTCGCATGGCACCTCGCTCGCTCGATGCGGTGATCTTGTGGCGGGTGACCCATGAATAATTGGCCTCGCCACCATAGGTGTCGGTGACTTCAACGAAAAAGGATTTTTTAGACATAGTAGGCTCCAGTGGGTTTACGGGTTACAGGGTTACAGGGTTACAGGGACAGGGCGAACACAAGCCCGAAATACAGGGTGCCAGAGCCTGCGACGATATAGCAGATGAGTTCTAGCAGGGTGGGCTCGCGCTTGGGGCGCTCTAGGGGCTCGGGGTGCAAGTCGATGTAGGTCAGGCGATGCTTGGACATAGTGGGGCTCCAGTGGGTTGATAGGGTTGAATCAAAACTTCCAAGCAATGTATCGACGCTGATGGTCAATGTCTAAAATTTGCAGGGTGCAATCGTGCAGGAAACGAACCATTTCGGAATGGGTATTGAATGAGGTAACGGCGTAAGAATTGAGGTATGTGGTGGACATAGTGGGGCTCCAGTGGGTGAGGGTTAGACGGAATAGACGGTGAGCCATTCGAGGGCTGCGCGGCGAGTATCGTAGCGACCGATCACGCGGTCACCCACTTTAACGATCCATTCGACGGTGGCATTGGCTCGGCCGAAGTAGTTTGATTCGCGATACAGGGCCGCAGCCCCTTGGGTTTTGACTAACTGCATTGTGGGCTCCAGTGGGTTAAATGATGCCCCGCTTGCGCGGGGCCGGGCGGGTTAGGCGAGTTTGTGAGCGAATTGCTCGTAGTCGCGTTGGGCTGAGTTGAGGTTCCGATAGGAAACTTTGATACCAATGCCGCTTTTGAATCTGACCACTGCTTCGACTACTCCGTAACGGCCGAGTGTGGGAGACAAGCCTTTGCTGGTCAGGAAATCGAAAACTGCTTTTTGGTTGGTGGTCATGGTGTGCTCCAGTGGGTGAGGGTTACAGGGTAGGTGCCCGGGGTTGCCCCCGGGCTAGGTGGATCAGTAGTAAGTGTGACGACCGCCGCCTTCACTGGTGAGCAAATCGAAAAGTTCGAACGCGTCCTTGTATTCAATCACTACCTTTTTTGGGGCACTGTAGTCGCGGAACGAATGTTTTTCAATTTGAGCCAGCGCATCCTTGCGAGTGCGTGCCACGATGTTGTAGCACGGGCTATCAGACTCTTGTTCCGCGATCCAAACTGTCAGTTTCATAGTGGGGCTCCAGTGGGTTACAGGTTACAGGGTTCTGCCGAAGCAGTGCGCCATTATAAACACACTTCAACCCACTGGGTCAACGATTCTCTGCAAAATCAATAGATAGAATCGTGATATTCGACGGGTTCTATATGTGTAGTACCAAAGTTCCCGAAACCGCGTAGGATCGACGATCGCAACAAGGGTAAGGGGGTAGGTGCTTGAACCCCTGAAAACGCAACCCAGAGGGTTCTAGTGCGTTGGGGGTGTGACAAGTGCACTAGCGGCGAGGGGTAGGGTTTTGGGATTCTGAAAAAAAAGTACTTTTCAAAAAATCGTCTATCCAAGGCTAAGTTCCGCGGAAGCCACTTGTCACACTCGCCCTGCAAAACCCACTGGAGCCGTTCCACTGGGTTCCCGAGTACCCAGAGGGTGCCTCACCCGTCACCCAGTGGGCTCCACAGTACCCAGAGGGTGCACTGCCCCCGGTACCCATTGATCCGGCCCGATGGCCCTTGAATCCCATAGTACCCAGAGGGTTTTGCTGCACCGCATCATGGTTGCAGCGAGCTTTCCGCTGCACCGCAGCATCACCCAGCGGGTACGCGTGTTGCACTGCACCACGACCCAGTGGGTGCGCTTGCTGCACTGCACAATTGTTGCGCCGCACCACGATCCATCGGGGTCGCTGGCTGATGGGGGGAGGGGGAGGGCCGGCGCGACAAGGTTGTGGCGCTGGTGGCACCACGAACCATTTTTTATTTTTTTTCAAATTGAGAATCACCCAGCGGGTCAATAACACATTCCCCCACCAGCCCGCCAGTTNTGCTAGGATCAGTGCCACTATGGACAAGCCCATCGCACAATCCATAGGCGCAGATGTATCGCTGCCAGACTGGCTCACTGCCGGTGACCCTGCGCCTATCAAGCCCTCTCGGGAGGCTAAGGCACTGGTGTTCCAACAGTTCGAGACTGTCTTCCCTCGCGTGATTGACCTGATTGCATCGGGCTACACGCTGACCAGCGCGGTCAAAGAGGTGCCCTATGGGATTGACCTCGGAGCGTTTACCCGGTGGGTCAAGAAAGACCCCACGCGCAACGAGATGTACAAAGAGGCCAAAGAGATCCGCACCGAAGCGTGGGCGGGTAAGGTCATCGAACACGCTACCGCAGAGGACTCGTTCGAAGATGTGGCGCGATCCAAGCTGATCGTGGACGCTTACAAGTGGCTGATGGCCGCTGACAATCGTAAGACCTACGGCCAATCGACCCAGATTGAACTGGGTGGGCAGATTAGTATCTTGGGAGCGTTGGCTGCGGCTAATGAGCGCACACTCGAACTGGTCGAGGATGTGACACCTCGCCTAGAAAACTGATGCAGAAACTCAGATATAGCGCAGAAGAAGAGCAACTGCTGATGACGCAGTTGTGGTCGCCTCAGATTAAAGACGACCCAGAAGCGTTTGTATTGTTCTGTTTCCCGTGGGGGCAGACGAACACACCCCTCGAACGATTCAAAGGGCCGCGTAAGTGGCAAAGGGAGATCTTGCGAGAGATCAGGAATTTCATCCGTGAGAATCGAGACAAGTTGTCGCAAGAGGCGCTGATTGATGCGATGCGGCAGGCTGTGTCGTCTGGCCGGGGTGTGGGTAAATCGGCACTGGTGTCGTGGCTCATCTTGTGGATGCTGAGTACTCGGATAGGTAGTTCCGTCATCGTGTCGGCTAACAGCGAGGCACAGCTTAGGAAGGTGACTTGGGGTGAGTTGACTAAGTGGGCTACCATGAGCCTGAACGCGCACTGGTGGGAGCCGACAGCGACGAGTTTGCAGCCCGCGCAGTGGCTATCGGAGCTTGTCGAGCGGGATCTGAAGAAGGGCACCCGGTATTGGGGTGCCGAGGGGAAACTGTGGAGCGAGGAGAACCCTGACGCCTATGCCGGTGTACACAACATGGACGGCATGATGGTGATCTTCGACGAGGCGTCAGGTATCCCTGATTCAATCTGGTCAGTGGCTGCGGGTTTCTTTACCGAGAACATCTTGGATCGGTACTGGCTCGCGTTCAGTAACGGTCGGCGAAACACC